CTTAGAATAACGGCTATAGAGAACGTGAATAAAGATAAAACAAGAGATAATGAATACTAAAAAAAATAGTCCTATAAAACAATTTGGTAATGCGTTTGCAGGAGGTAACACTATTGGGGCAGGGCGTTCAGTCCTTAATTCATTTGATCCTTTAAAAAATAAAAATAATCCAACAAATAAACTTTTAGGCAATATGCCATTTGGTAATTATACTCCTAATGTTGATTTTAGCAATCCAAACCAAAATGGGTTATTTGGGAAAAACTTTGCTCTAAATATTGATTTTAGTAATCCAACACAAAATGCATTATTTGGTAGAAGTAATCAAGATTATGGGTTAGGTGGAATATTAAAAAATAGCCAATATGCTCTTGAGAAAAAAAGAGAAATGAGAGCCAACGAAATAAAAGTCGCTACTAGTAATAAAAGATTAGTTGATAGAGGATTGTTGCCATCTCAACCAAAGCCTGCTTCAACAGCGCCATTGCCACAGTTAAAAAGTAATAATATGGAATATAATAATATAAATAATAAAGCATTTAGTAATACAGATAATATTAAAAATGTAATGGGAGAGTCGTTACCAAATACTTTTACTAGAAAAGTAGGAGGTAGCCCAATTAAGCAAAATATGGAATCTCCTATTGATCCTATGATTGCGCAGAATATTGACGAGCCGTTGCAACCGCCTAATAGAATTGCAACACCAACTACACCACCTTACGATATAAACAACTATTAACTATGAATTTAAACGCAAAAAAACATCCAATGAGCGTTCACGACAGAGAAGCTAAACTATCTGGAGTTGGAGCTAATGCAATATGGAATGGTCCATTTGACACTACCGCATTGCCAAAAGGTAAAGGATCAAGTTCAGGAAAAGATGGTATTGTATTCAATAACATTAAACCTGTCTGTGATCCAAGAGCAATTACACAACGAGCTAAAGGAAGATACTAATATGAAAAAGAAAGTTATATCTGAGTATGGAGGAAAAGAAAAGTATCCTTCAAAGGCCGCTAAAGCAAAGCACGAAAAAAAAGAAACCAAGTCTTTTGAAAAGAAAGAAAAAAAGGGGCCCAAGCAAATGCCTCCTATGAAAATGAAAAAATGTTAGTTATTAACATTCTTTATATATAAACAATAACCAAAACTAAAACTAAAAACAATGTTCAAATTTATCTCAATTGCTACAAATGTAGCAGGTGCACAACCAATTCTTTTTAATGTAGCAAATATTACTGCGGTATCTTATCTCAGTTCAACTACTTTTGCTATTTATACTGGGCCTATAAGTTACACATTTACTACAAGCACGAATGGCGCATCTAGTACTGTTGCTGCTGTAAACACTGCTATTTTTGCACAAGGGCCAACTTTATCGCCTGTCGCAATTCCTACTGGTGTTACTATTGCTAATTTGCCTATTATTGTTCCTATAGCCCCAGCAGCATAGTATTAATTTAAATTCCCTATAGATATACTTTTATAGGGAATTTAATAATATTTATTATTTATATGTCTTTTAAGATGAAAGGATTTCCATATAATGTGGATAATACTCCTGTTTATAGTACCGATATGGACGGCAATATTTTAGGTATGGCGCAATCTAATGGAACTATATTAGTGAATAAAAATATATCTCCTTTAGAATTAAAAAAGAATAAAACTATATCACACGAGAAAGTACATATAGATCAAATGAAACGTGGAGATCTGGATTATAATGATTCACACGTTATCTGGAAAGGTAAAAAGTATCCACGTTCTAAAATGAAAGAAGGAGCTAAAAATCTACCTTGGGAAAAGGAAGCTTATAAAAAGCAATAAATACGCGTAATAATAATAATATATAACTTTAATTTAATATATTATGAAAAAAGTAATCTGTATTATCGTATTTTTAGTTTTTAATTCCTATGTTCAAGCTCAAAAGCTTACTAAGGATTTTCTAGTAGGAACATGGACTTCCGAAACTGTGCAAATAGATTTTTCTATTATAAACAAGAATGAACTTAATGTGGTATCATTTTCTTATTTAACTGGAAATTACTTTAAAATATTAGGTTACCAATTTGATAAGAATAATTTCTATTTGAATACATTGCACGAGCCTAATGACTGGGAAGCTTTAGGTAAATTTATAGTTGTAGATCAAGATACAATGGTTGCTAATTATGTTAGTGACGCTCCCGGACCCGTAATTTATAAAAGACTAATAAATAAAAACTAAACAAAATGAATACTCCTTTTAAAATGAAACCAGGCAGAGGTAATATGCCAAAAACAGGGAATGGATTGCCTACGCCATTAAGACAAGATCACGGCGGAGATATTGAACTTACCAAAAAATATACAGAGGGTGTAGAAAAATACAAAGAGAATAGAGAAAAAGGAAACACTCCAAGTGGTATAAAAGTTGATGCTGTATCTGGATTTTCAACACCAAATTTACCAATGCATACAGTTGTTAAATCTGGAACTAAGGTAAGAGAGCTTGATTCAAAAGGTAATGTAGTAAAAGAAGAGCAACAAGATTCTAGAGGCAATACGTCTTTTTACGCAAATGTTGAAAAGCGTAATGCTGATGTAACAAGAAGACAAACTCGTAATGCTAATCTTTACAATGCTTTTGGAGGTGGAACTTCCCCAGATAAATTATCTGAAGAACAAAAAAGATCTTTAATTGCTACTAGCAAAGCAACGCCAGTCAAACAAAAAATGAAAATGGCACCTGCTAAAATGAAAAAATACTAAATGAAAAATCTATCTGTAAAAGGTTATAAAAAAAATAGCCCTGATAAAGATAGACCTTATAATGTAATACCTAGCGGGGAAATCACTATGGAAAATGTGGAGTTTCCCGTTTTAGGTATAGATAATAAAGGAAATTCAAAAGTAATGAAACCAGGTAAAGATTATAGTTATCCAGGTGATACTGTATTAGAGATACCTATGAAGAAATCAACAATATATAATAGAATATTTAAAAAATAAATTATGGGACAATTTGGAAATCAGCCAGACTTTGGGACAAGAGCAAGATATATATTGCCTACTGGAAATCCAGCGCTTGAAATACCAGGTATTAATTTGGGATCAGCTGCATTATATATAGGCACTGGGGGAACTTTATTTTGTAACGTTGTAGGCGGAAATGGAGATGATGGATTAGGTATTTTTACAGAATTTACTAATATCCCAGACGGCACATTTTTCCCTGTTATAGTTAGTAATGTATGGGCAGGTTATGATGAAGGAGAAACAACCTGCTCTAATATAGTAGCACTTTACTAATGAGAATGGGTATTGGAATTGGCTGGCCTAATGCAAGCGCTTCTAATCAATCACAAATGGCTTATTTTTTAATAGAGAGTATCTGCGGAGGAGATCCTCCACTAAAAACGTCCACCCAATTAGTAGATATTTCCATATATCAGCCCGGTGATTTTGTTGATTTTGAATTCCAAACTCAAACAGGTAGGCTTATATTAGGAGAGATAGTGTATGAGGCGGGAGAAACGGTATTTAATATAAGCGGGCCGGTATATACAGGTTGCCCAGTATAAAAATAAATAATAATAATCAAATTAAATAAAATGGAAAACACAAACAAAATTACAGAGAAACAATTAGAAACTATTGTTAATCAACAAAAAGATATGAGTGCCCTATTATCTAATATAGGGTTACTTGAATCACAAAAACATGGATTCCTACATCAAATCGCGGAAGTGAATAAAAGAGTAGAAGAATTCAAATCAGAATTACAAGCACAATACGGAGATATTAATATTAATATCGAGGATGGTTCTTATACTTATATAGATAAACCTGAAGAGGTTAAATTAGAGAAAGTTGAATAATGAGTTCTGTTATTAGAAAAATAAGTATAGGCACAGACTATAAAAATGAAGCTATGCATTACTCCGTAGGCCAAAACGTTTACGGGGGCCATGCAATATGTAATATTATATTTGACGATAATGATACATCGTATAATATATATATTAAAAAAGAAGATGAAGTTATGCCATGGAAGAAGTTTAATTCTAATATGGCTATCTCAGTTGAATACGATTTAGAATATTAATGAGAAGTATATTTAGTTTTATTGTAAAACCAGTAGGCGAAAGATACAACAATAAAGTTAAGGTTGAGGATAAAGAACTAATAATCAATACTAAGATTGAAAGTTTTAAATCCGTAAATAATGTAGCAGAAGTTGTTGCAGTGCCTTTAGCTTATTCAACCGATATTAAAGTTGGAGATATAGTTGTAATTCATCATAATGTTTTTAGGGTATTTTATGATATAAGAGGAAATAAAAAAAATAGTAGATCATATTTTATGGATGATTTATATTTTTGTGATCTTGACCAAATATACCTATATAAGAATACAGGTAAATGGAAAGCATTTGGAGACAGATGTTTTATTAAACCGATTAAGAATAAAGACTATTTAAACATAGCTAAAGAGCAAAGACTTATTGGTATATTAAAATACGGAAATAGCTCCTTAGAAGCGCTTAAAATAAACGAGGGAGACCTTGTTGGATATACTCCTTATGGAGAATTTGACTTTGTTATTGATGGGCAAAGACTTTATTGTATGAAATCTAATGATATTGTAATTAAATATGGACATAAAGGAAACGAAACAGAATATAATCCAAGCTGGGCACAAAGCAGTTCTTGAATTAATTAAAGTTGCAGAGGAAGCTATTTTAGATAATGGGGATGATGATTTATCCGCAGATAAGTTAAAGAATGCTGCAGCTACAAAAAAGTTAGCCATATTTGATGCTTTTGAAATTCTAAGTAGAATACAGGATGAAACCCGTATGCTAGAAGAAGAAGATAAAGATCCTACAATAAAGACTTTTAAAGGTTTTGCAGAAGGGAGATCCAAATAATGTACGAGCAAACACTTTATAAAATACTTCCTGACTACGTAAAACAATCGGTGATTAAACAACAAAACCGATATAATAAATGGAAATATGGCTATAATAAAGAGCATGATCTAATTATTATAAGCAAAACAGGTAAGATTGGAGAAATATACGAGATACAGAATTTAAGGATCGCTTTGCCTTTAATTGATGAATCTTATAAAAGAGCCCCAAAAAAAGAAGAACAATATTGGGAACAATTAAAAATACCAAAAGAACTTGAAAAAATAAAAAGCGTATTTGATTGGAATAAATATCCAGATCATTTCAAGGAAAAATGGTATGATTATGTAGATAACGAATTTAAACGTAGAGAAGAAGGTTTCTCATTTTATAATAATGGAGTTCCCACATATGTGACCGGTACACATTATATGTATTTACAGTGGAGTAAGATTGATGTTGGAGCACCAGACTTTAGAGAATCAAATAGATTATTTTTTATATTTTGGGAAGCCTGTAAGGCAGACCCAAGATGTTATGGAATGTGCTATTTAAAGAATAGACGTTCCGGGTTTTCTTTTATGTCATCCGCTGAATTAGTTAATCAAGCTACTATATCAAGTGACTCGCGATTTGGGATCTTATCAAAAGCTGGAGCAGATGCTAAAACAATGTTTACCGATAAAGTTGTTCCAATCTCTCTTAACTATCCTTTCTTCTTTAAACCCATACAAGATGGTATGGATAGACCTAAAACAGAACTCGCTTATAGAGTGCCTGCTTCAAAGTTTACAAGAAGAAAATTAGATAGCCAAGAAAATCCTGAAGAACTTGAAGGTCTTGATACAACAATAGATTGGAAAAACACTGGAGATAACTCCTATGATGGTGAAAAACTTAAATTGCTAGTTCATGACGAAAGTGGTAAATGGTTAAGACCTGACAATATATTAAATAACTGGAGGGTTACTAAAACCTGTTTAAGATTAGGTAGCCGGATTATTGGCAAGTGTATGATGGGTTCAACGTCAAATGCTTTAGATAAAGGGGGAGACAATTTTAAAAAACTATATTATGCTTCAGATGTCACGAAAAGAAACCGCAATGGCCAGACTAATTCAGGATTATATAGTTTGTTCATACCTATGGAATGGTCGTACGAGGGATTCATTGATACTTATGGCTTACCTGTCTTCGACACTCCAAAAACCTCAATCAAAGGAATTGACGGAAACGAAATAGATTATGGTGTTATTGAACACTGGCAAAATGAGGTTGATGGTTTAAAAACTGATTCTGATGGATTAAACGAATATTATAGACAATTTCCAAGAACAGAACAACACGCTTTTAGAGACGAAACAAAACAATCTCTATTTAATCTTACAAAAATATATGAGCAAATTGATTATAATAATGATCTAAGAAATTCAAATATATTAACAAGAGGTAATTTTCAATGGGAAGGTGGCATACAAGATACCAAAGTGATATTTTATCCAAACAAAGATGGTAGATTTTTAGTATCATGGATTCCTCCTTATCATTTACAAAATAAAATAATATTAAAGAATAGTATGAAATATCCTGGTAATGAGCATATTGGTGCATTTGGTTGTGACCCTTATGACATATCAGGAACAACAGATGGTAAAGGATCCAAAGGAGCTTTACACGGATTAACTAAATTCTCAATGGAAGATGCTCCATCTAATACATTCTTTTTACAATATATATCAAGGCCTCAAACGGCTGAGATCTTTTTTGAAGACGTGCTTATGGCGTGTATATTTTATGGCATGCCAATATTAGCAGAAAATAATAAACCAAGATTATTATATCATTTTAAAAGGAGAGGTTATAGAGGCTTTTCAATGAATAGACCGGATAGAATATTTAATAAACTATCCGCAACAGAAAGAGAGATAGGCGGAATACCAAACTCATCACAGGATATAATACAAGCTCACGCAGCAGCAATAGAAACTTATATAGAAGATTATGTGGGTTTAAATGAAATGGGTTATGGAACAATGTATTTTCAAGATACGTTAGAAGATTGGGCAAGATTTGATATAAATAAAAGAACTAATCATGATGCTTCTATTAGTTCAGGATTAGCAATAATGG